TTGTGACAGTAGTTGCTTCTGAAAGAATTGCTTTGGCAGTTTATCGATCAGGTGCTTTTATATTTGGAGACTTCTCTGATGCACTTACAGCAGGCGCAAGCTAACAAATAGCGCATTTCACTCCGTTGATGGCAGGTTCATTTGTTTGGATCTGCCATTTTTTTTTGATTTTTTTTCTACAAAAAACAGCTCTCACATATTCAAAAACGCATATAATGAATTTTTTTTCATTTTTTTTTCATTTTCTTTGACAAAACACTTGACTGGTACATGAAACTTTTCATACTTTAGTAATGAATTAAGAAACACAAACACAAAAAACACACTATCATGAAAGATGCAACAAACAAATTCAACCTACTATCAACACTTGACAAATATGAAGTGAAATTTGTCGAAAGAAATGATGAAACTTATGTTCGGGTATCAGTTACCAACTCAAGACGAAGTGGAGTGTACTATTGGTTCTCATTTAACCTTGACAAAACCTATGCTTTCTTTGAGCAAAGATACTCAACAAACAATGGAAAATGTAGCAGAGGTTGGACTTGTGGATACAACTTCACACAAAGAATTGAAAAAGATCTTGAGAAAGCCAACTTAATCTAAATCAAAACGGGATCCTTCGGGATCCCTTTAATACAAATACAAAAAACACACTATCATGAAAGTTTACAGATTAATATTTGAAAAGTCCACTGATCACAAAGGAAGGCATCAGTGCTTATTCAAGACAAAAGAATCAGCCATTGATTTCATAAGATTCACGCTTGCAAAAGATATGACATCAGAAAAACTACAAATCACTGAGGGTGGCATACCTGATTTTCATCATATCACATACGATGGATCACCTTTGCGATTCCATAAAACATACAGAGACACCAATGTTTGGTGTCCTATAAGCTTGACAGATACTTTTATATTTCAATAAACAATCAAAACGGAGAAAACAAATGACTGGAACACTAACAACAATCACATGCAAAGACTGGAGAGATGAACAGATCACAACCTATGAGATGGACATCAGCTTTCCATACGCAAGACAGAACTTCACCTACTTCAGTCTTGAAGGTGAATCAAAGGATGGCTTCACTCACAGAGTGTGCTATGACATCAAGAAGCTCTATGGCAATGAGAACTTTAAGTGGACTGAGAGAAAAGGAGTGATCGACAGAGACCGTTCATGGGTGCTCAAGAGCAATCTTCAATCAATCATCAATAAGGAGTTTAACAGTGACACTGATTGAAAGATGGAATCATGGACTCGGATATGGATCAAGCTTTGAGGAAGAAGAGAGATTCAGGATGGAGCAGGACAGACTTGAGTTCAGATACAATGAGCTCAGATCAGAGCTTGAGGATGAAGATCAACAGCTACTTGCAGAAGATCTTGAAAAAGATGATATTGCCGAATAGTAGAAAGTAGCATAGTTATATTTGGTAGATGTATAAGGCAATCTGAGGAGATCAGGTTGTCTTTTTTTTTGTCAATTATCAAGATTGATCAAAAAACAGTACCTTGTATGTACACAACTGAACTCAACTGAAAGAATTGCAAATCAATGGAAACATACACTTCTCTGTCAACTAACAATCAAGGGCAATCACTAGGATATAGCAAGACAATCAACACCACATCAACTGACACCATTGTTGCTCTCTCAGAGGCAAAGAGCTTCATGGGTATTGATCACAGTGATGATGACACTTTGATTGGAAGATTGATCAACATGAGCATTGACATTGCTGAGAGGTACACTGGATCAATGATCAAGAGAAGAACGATGACTCTTGAATATGATCAACACGCAAGCTCAATTCTCTTGCCATTCCCACCACATGTCTCAGTGGATGCAGTGAGAACAAAAGTGCTTGGAGTGGAGACTGCACTTGCATCTGATGAGTTCTTCTTGACTGGTCAAGATCAGAAGGTTCTCCATCTTAAGTTTCCAGTCAGGTATCAAGGTCTTGAAGTTGACATCACCACTGGATTTGGTGCAACCGATCTTCCTGATGGAATCATCATTGCTCTTCTCAAGATTATCAACTCACAGTTTGAGGACAGATCAAATGTTGCAGGTGGAGCAGTGAGCAAAATGCCAAATGATGCCAAGAGCATCTTGAATCATTACAGAAGGAGAAGCATTTGAAGAAAAAATTCTACAACATTGGAGACTTCAGACACAGAGCACAGTTTCAAAAACTCAGCACAACATCTGATGGAGCAGGTGGATTCACTAATTCCTACACCACAGTTTCAACTGTACCTTGCAGGATAGAACCAAAATCAGGCACAGAGAGACTTGAGTCAGGTCAGGTGATAGGCAATGTCACATACAACATTGTAGTTCGTCACAGCTCAAATTTCAGTCCTTTACTTAGCAATGACTACAAGATCAGCATTGCATCAGGCATCTATCAGGGATCATACAACATCAAGTCATCAATCTTGATGGATGGACCAGTCAAGTACTATCACATTGTAGCAGTGAAGAAATGAGCAAGAACAGACTCAGATACAAGATCAAGCCTGCAAACATGAAGAAAGCTTTGAATGACATCAAGAAGAAGTCAGCAGGATTTGAGCAGAAGGTTCAGGATGAAGCAAATCTTTTCTTGTTCAGAGTTCACAGAGGAGCTGTCAACAACTTGAGGAGACACTTGAGTGGAAGCAGTGGATCAAACAGACTCATGACTTCATTGCAGGTGGAGACAGCAAAGAAGAAAGATGTGTTCAGTGGCAATGTTCATGCTTCAGTTTTCTATGCTCCTTATGTTGAATTTGGAACCATCACCAAAGTGAAAGTTCCAAGAGGATATGAAGATTTCGCAATACTCTTCAAGGTGAGCAACAGAACAACTGGTGGAATGGCTCCAAAACCATACTTGATCCCAAGCTTTGAAGAAGAAAAAAGAAACCTTCCTGATGTTTTAAAAAAGATTGATATATGAAACTCCCAAACAAACTCTTGCAGACAGCATACTTCACAACACTGAATGGAAACATCACTCATGGTGGATCAAATGTTCCAGTTTTTGACGTGATTCCACCATCTCAAGACTATCCATACATCCATCTAGGTTCACAAGAGATTGCTCATGTGGGGTCAAAATCATCCTTCACAGTAGAAGCAAAGATCACAGTTGATGTGGTGACTGGGTTTGAAGGATCTTTTGGTGGTAAAAGTCAAGCCTATGATATTGGTGATTCAGTGACTCAACTGATTGTGACGAGGGCACAGTCTTATTTCAGCATGACTGGATTCAATTGCTTTGTGAGTGAGCTTGACAGTTCAACCATTTTGGAAGAACTAAGTGAAACCCATATCTTATATGTACACAAACTCAAATTCAGACATTTAATACAAGAGATTTAAAATGGCAAAAATTAATGGAACCAGTTTTTTGATTGTTGTTGATGGTGGTGCTATTGCTCACAGCACAAGTGCATCAATCTCAATCGACATGGACACAATTGATGTATCATCTAAGGACTCAGCAGGAGTTCAAGAACTCATTGCAGGTCAGAGAAGTGCAACAGTTGACTTTGAAGCACTTGTTGATTTTGGTGCTCAAGGAATAACTGATGCAGGTGGAGTAGCAATGAAAGGTCTTGATGATCTTTTCACTGTGTTCAACAATAGAACTGCAATCAACTGGCAACTTGCAACTGGACAGTTTGATGCTTCACCAAAATTCACTGGAAGTGGATTGATCACATCCTTGTCAATGGATGCACCGATGGAAGATGTGACAACATTTTCAGGATCTATTGCAGTGACTGGTGCAGTCAGCTTCAGTGAGTCTTAATGAATCTATTCAGAGCAGAAGTTGAAATTGCCATTGGTGGCAAGAAAAGACTCTTCAAGTTTGGCATCAACCAACTTGCACTCTACACAGAGAAGCACAAGATCTCACTCTCAGAGGCAGAGATGTCAGTTGCGCAGATCAGAGATTTGTTTTGGTCTGCTTTAGTATGTGGAGCAAAAAAGAAAAAACAAGAAGTTGACTTTGATGAGTGGGATGTTGGAGAGTGGATTGATGACATGGATCAAGCTGATTTTGAGACTGTGATTGAAGCGATGAATCAATCCTTCCCTGAAGGTCAAGAGAGTAAAGGTTCTAAAAAAAAGTAGAATGGGAAGATGTCTTTGAGGTTGCGTATGTGGATCTCGGACTTCTTCCTGATCAATTTTGGGATCTTACTTGGAAGGAATTTGACTATTTAGTGAGAGCAAAGCAGAGCAGAGACTATCAAGTTTGGGATGTGGCAAGAACAATTGGAACATGGATCTTGTCACCACATACAAAGAAAAAGATAAAACCAAAAGATTTGCTTAAATTGCCTGAAGTCACAGATGTGAAAACAAGCACACTGGATGATTTTAAAAGAGCAGTAAAAAACTACAACAATGGCAAATCCAAGACTTCAAGTTGATGCTTTCTTCAACATCAAAGAGTTCCAAAAAGGAGTTTCAAGAGCAGGCAAATCTCTTGAGAGGTTCGGAACAAGACTCTCAGCAATTGGTGCAAAAGCTACACTAGGGCTCACAACTCCATTGACATTGGCAGGTGGCTCAGCCATCAAGTTGGCAATGGATATGGAAGAGAGTCTCAACAAAGTTGATGTTGCTTTCAAAAGTTCTTCTCAATCTGTCAAAGATTTTGCAGACACATCCCTTGAGTCTTTTGGCATATCTTCAAATCAAGCCCTTGAAAGTGCTTCTCTCTTTGGAGACATGGCAACATCAATGGGATTGACAACTGATAGTTCAGCGATCATGGCAACTCAGCTTGTTGGACTTGCAGGAGACTTGTCATCATTCAAGAACATTCAAGTTGAAGTTGCACAGACAGCACTGGCAGGAATCTTCACTGGAGAGACTGAAAGCTTGAAGAGACTTGGAGTTGTGATGACACAAACCAATCTTGAGCAGTTTGCACTTTCTCAGGGCATCCATAAGAACATCAAAGAGATGACAGAGGCAGAGAAGGTCAATCTGAGATTTGCTTTTGTTATGGAGAAAACAAAGAATGCTCAAGGTGACTTTGCAAGAACAAGTGAAGGATCTGCCAATCAAACAAGGATTTTTCAACAAAGTCTTGTTGAGATTGGAACTCAATTTGGTGAGATACTTTTGCCAATGTTCCAAAAAGTGATCACAAGTCTGAATGGAATATTGAAAAGAATCAAAGAGCTATCACCTGAAACAAAGAAATTTGCAGTTGGTCTTGGAATGATTGTGACTGCTCTCGGTCCAACATTGTTGCTTCTCGGCAAGGCTTTCATTGCAGTTGGGAAATTAAAGATGGCAATTGCAGGGCTATCAAAAGCAACACTCATCTTCAGAGTCAAGATCATTGCAATCACAGCAGTCATTGCAGGACTTGTTGGTGCAGTTCTTTATGTGAAAGAGAATTTTGAGAGTTTTGCAATATTCTTTGAGAATCTTTGGAATGGAATCAAAAGATTTATTCTTCAAGCAGTTGCATCAATATCATCCAAGATTGCAGGACTTCTTGAGAGGGTTGGATTTGATGATGCTTCAGCTAAAATGCAAGGATTTATTGATGGCGTAAACTCATCCATTGAAAACATTCCTGATCCAAAGGAAACAAACTTTCAGACTCTAAGTGAGTTTATTGATGTGATGACTGGCAAAGCAAAGGATCTTGTCAGTTCAATCACGGAGATTGGAGTTGCATCTGATGGACTTCCTAAAGCACCACCAAAACCAGTAGTTCCTATTGAAAGACCTGATGATGTAATAATTGAGGAAGATTTGCCTGATTTGAAATCAGACTTGGATTTGGGTGAACCTATCAAAAACACTCTTGAAGAGATGAGACAATTGGATCACTTCATGAAGGATCAGCTCTCTTCAACTTTGGGCACAGTTGCAGATTCATTTGCTGACTTGTTCACTGGTGATGCAGGAGCAGGAGACTTTGGAA